CCATGTTTCCCGTCTATTTAATTCGGGAATAAATTTAGCGTATTTCATATACACTGTAATATCACTTAAAATTTTTTGTGAAATATCCATTTTTTAATTATTTGTTTGTTTGTTTATTTAATTTTTTTGTTCTCTTTGTTGTCTTTTTTCTAACAACTCTTTAACTCTTAATCGTTGTCTTTCTTCTTTTTGTTCTTCCAAACCTAAGAAAGTCATAGAACTATCGGTGTCAATGTCTAACATTGCATTATCAAATTTACAATTCTCAAATACAACTCCGTCATCACCAACCCTTGATTTTGTAATTGCTATTGTTGCTAATTTCATTTCTTTCTGTTGAAGTGTTTTTGCAACCGTAATAATAACGTGACCAACTTGTGCCTTTTTAATTGATCCACCCATTTGATCAGTTGTTACAACCTCAGAAGAAATAGAGCTTCTATTACCTTGTGTTGCAGTCCATCCAACTAAATCCATTTCGTGACACATTGCTTCAAATGCTCTCATTACAGACCCTTCACTCTTCCATTCATCACCTAAATTCTTATCAGGAACAACACAGTCAATGTAATCAAGTAATACCATATCAATCTTAGTTCCATCTGCCACCATCTTTCTAATCTGATTCTTGATTTGAGACATAGTTACAGTATCAGATGGTAACTTATTCATGATCAGTTTGTTCGACATAGATTCCTCAATATTCTTAACTGTTTGAATAACCTCATCTCTTTTTTCAGACAATTCGTCAGGATGTATCTTAGTCCAAAGTGTGTAATGTTTTCTTTGGATTACTTTAGGGTTGTCCTCAAAAAAGATCTGAAGTACGTTGTTTCCTAAGTTAAATGCGTGGTTCGCAATCTTAGTTAAGATAGTAGACTTACCCACACCTGTTGGTGCCAAAATAACTCCAATCTCACCTTTAGCCAAACCACCTTTAAGTAGTCTATCAATACCAGGTATTCCCATTGGAATAGGGTGTCTGTAATCTTCATCAAGGACCTGATCAATGTTAGAAAAAACATCCATTGAACTCGTGTCTTTTGCTCCTACTTGTAAAGCTCCTCTAACTAATTCTTCAAGGGTATCGTAGTTCTCAAATTCACCACCATCGATGATTTTTTGAGCCTTAGTCATAACCTTTTGTAGTTCTTGTTGTTTACAGAACTTTAACGCCTTTTCCTGTACGAAACCTACGCCATCGATAGGTGCGTCTTTAATTTTCTTAATTGTGTCCAATACTATTTTGGATGCAATCTCTTGTTGTAATTCAGATTTAGTAATCTGATCTAATGTCTCAAATGATGGTGTATGATCGTATTTTGTATAATACTCTCTAATCATTTGGATAATTATTTTGAAGTACTTGTTTTCAAAATAATTGTTTTCAATCACATCGATAATTGAATGTGAAAATTCCTTATCTAAGATAATTTGATTAAGTAATTGTAATTGGAATGTGTTTCCTAGATACTCAAAGTTTTTGTTTGTCGCCATAATTTTCCTTCTGTTAGTAAAGATAAATACTATTACTTTTGGATAAATTCAGGGTAAAAATAATTAAAATTATTACCTGAAAAAATGTCAGTCAGGCCGTTTAGTATACCTTTTAACTTTGGGCGTAGGTCTACGGTGTATCTTACCTTTGGTGGGTAGACTTTAGCGTCAAACCTTCTCTGACAAATTGTCAGGTCCCCAACCTTAATATAAATGTTAAAATTCTCATCTCCGTCAGTAATTGACGTATTTAAAACCTCTGGATTTTCAGAAATCTCATATTTGTTGTCTAACATATAGACCACCGAACGCATTTTCAAATCATATTGTAATTCACGACATAAAGAATCTATATGGTCGTAAAAGTCCTCAGATTTGTGGGCATTTTTATTAAATCCCTTAACATTAAAAAAACGTTGTACTACAATGTTATCGTTACACATTAATAGGAATTCAACTTTTGTTACATCTTGATCTCTCATCTTGTTTTGTTTTTCTTTTTTACTTTTTGTTTCTAAACTTTGTTTTTTCTTTTCTTGATAATTTTAAAAATGGTTTCAAAAAATTAACCCAAGTATCATCTCCTTTTGGTAGGTACTTGAAGAATCCGTCGTCCATCATCATTCTTATTAAGTTTCTATGTCCTCTCCCATCGGGATCCATCGATTCAGAGTAATATTCCTTAACCATTTCCTTCCCCTCCTCATCAATTAAAGGTTCTGACAAATCTACGAGTATTTTATTGATTTTAAAAAAATCGTTACCCATAATACCTTCTTTGGTTTTACCACTGAGTAAGTTTCCTAAAACAACATTTTTTTGTTGTTCTTTTAATAGTAGTTCACCTTTTGTTAAAATATCGGTTAAAGATGTCATCGAATCAAGTATTTCAGGAAAAAATTTAATTAAAGTTTTTTCTCCCATTAAACTTATTCCATCAATGTTGTCCGAAGTGTCACCAGCAAGGATCTTAAATGTCATTACATTGTAGTGAGGAATTGAGCAATCTTTAAATTTAATTTTATCACCAAATTTAAAATATTGTTTTGCTTGTGGAGAATAGATTGATACCTTTTCTGAAATTAGTTGAGTTAAGTCTTTATCACTTGAGAATATCGTTTTCTCTTCGTCTAAAGAGATTTGACAATAATATGCTATAAGATCATCAGCTTCTGAATTTTCAACCTCTAATTGTCTTATAAACATCTCTTCAAGATATTGTTTAACTCTTGTTTTTTGTTTGTTAAATGAATCTGTCTTCTCCTCATTATCAGGAGAAGACTTTCGATTCATTTTATATTTAGGGTATAGTTGTTTTCTTTGAGATGAATTTGTATCGCTATCCCAAAAGACCATAACTTTGTTAAAGTTAGTTTCTTCTAAAAATTTACGGATTGTGTTAAGAAAATGCCAAGTCCCACCAATGTGTTCCCCATTATTATAGAAATCCTTAACTCCGTGAAATCCAATTTTTAATAAGTTGTTACCATCAACAATAAGTGTTTTGGTCATTTAATTTTTTTTAAGTCGTTTGTAAATACTTTTTACTCGTCAGAGTCATCATCATCAGATTCGGCCAAGGAATAGTCTGAATACCCTAATTTTGTTTCCCAATAATCTGAATATTCTTTCTTATAGTTATCCAACGATTCTTTCGTATCTGTAATATACCCTTGTGGTACTGCAATGATCTTACCATCCTTATATCCAAGACCATTAACGTGATTTTTTAATATAGAAATTTTTGTTCTAATTGCAAACGATACTTTTCTACCATTCTTAGTCGCATCAATGTGACTAATACCTGCCTTCTTTTGATTACCAAATAAGAACACTAATGATGATGCCAACCATACTGCCTCACCACCTTTAGCCTTGATTTCAGGTTGTCCAAATGGATTGTCAGGAAGTAATACCCATGGCTGATTTAGAATCACTAAGGTATTGTAATAAGGATAATCTTCTTTTTTAGATTTTGAAATTCTTGAATGAATTCCCATCCCGATCTTATCCGCCAATACTTTTGCGTTGTGCATTCCACCACCTTTACCGTCAAAAGTCATCTGACAAGGAATACTACCAATACTATCCCATAAAAATAATAAACTATAAGGGATGTCACCTTTTTCTTGTGCATCAAGGATATCATTGATGAATTCCGTCGCTTGTTCAATTACATCAAATGAATCGTTAAAAATAAACATACCATCATACTCACCATCTTCATTTTTTTCGGCTTGTAACCCTAATTCAATTGCGTGTTCCCAAGACCATTTTTTCTCAGTAATAATAAGAATAGGTAAGTGACCTTTTTTCTGAGCGTCAGCGGCCGCAAGAATCATTGCCGTTGTTTTTGAGGTATTCGAATGTCCCAAAAACATATTAATACCACCCATAATAGGTCCCGGCAATCCAGATGATGCTAAAAAAGCCTCTCCAAGATTATAAAAACTTTCTGGTTTGTATTTTGTTTTTGTCGAGTACTTACCTTTGATTGTCTCCAAAGATATCTCTCTTTTTCTTATCGCCATGTTATTGTGTAATTACTGAATTATACTTACGAATTTTTTCCAATGACTCAAGTTTATCTTGAGCATTTGCAAATTTTTCAACTAACTTATCCATTTCTTCAAGGTGTTGTGGATGTTCTCCAATACCAACAGGTGAAGTTAAATAAACTAATAATGTTGCTTCCGCTTCGGCGATTTCGCTACGATATTTTAAGGACAATGCCTCATACATTTTTTCTGCTATTTTACTCATTTTTTTGATTTTAAAAAACATAGACACTCAGTCATACCAAGTGTCTATGTTAAAGTTTAATTAGAAAGGTAATTCTTCGTCTACCTGAGAATCAGTTTGTGGATCAACCATTTTACTTTCAGGTTTTGAACTACCACCCATAGAAATCTCTTCTTCATGACTATTTGAGTAGATGTATTTTCCTGCGTCAGTGTCCCAACGTGGAGTTTCACCTCTTGCAATCGATTCAAGATATTCGACAGGTTTTTTAGAATAAACGTCCTCCCAAGTCAACTCATCGTTGATCCAAGTAGATGCTTGTTCAGCGTCTTCATGTGTTGGTGATGGATCGTCATACATTACAGTTTGAATAACTGTATATGTTGCTCCTTTTGGAGTTTTTGCCTTTGTAAGTTCAAGGATTAAGTCACGACCTTTATCAGAGTCAGTCACATCACCTTTTGCTTTCCAAATTGGAATGATTTTATCAAGGATTCCTTCTTGTTTGTAATTGTGTTTAAATCTCCAAAATTTAACACCATCACTCTCGTTATCACGATCAACAACCTTAACGATATAGAACTTACGAGCTTTATATTGTGTTGCTAATTGTTTGTCGGATTCACGACCTGTTGACATTAACTCATCGTATACCTCATTCAAAGGTGAACGTTCGTTGTCATTTTTTCCTGGATCGTAGAACTTCTGCCATTTACCATCAACATTGATTTCGTGGAACCAAACCTCTTTAAAAGGAGATGATCCATCAGTTGTAGGTAAAATACGGATTGTTCGTTGACCTTGTTTTTCGTTATCCTTAAGGATTGCTGCGAAATACTTTTTCATTCTTTCTTCTTGTGTGAATTT